TGTGATTTCATTTACACCACCCTCAGCATCTGCCTTAGTCTTATAGATGGTGAATACCTTTGCGTTAATATAACGAGCAAAGAAGTATACATTGTCACGGAGTCTACCATTGCTATCAGCAACAGTAGGATCAGATGCATATGCAGAACCTACTAGTGGCAGGTCACCACCTTCATTTGGTTTGAAGAATACTGTGTGACCAGTGATGTTGGGGAATGGTACATCAAAGATGTGTGGTACATCTGTTCTGATGTTAGTGTTGCTGACTCCATCCAGTTCACACTTATACTGGTGTAGATCATATCTATCATCAAGAACAAAGTTGTAGATGTCAATCTCAACATCAGGATGAATATCCTCAACCTCAGCAGAGTGAATGTAGATACCAGCAGCAGCATTCTCTTTGCTGCTTGCGAGCATGATCTTAGTTTGATCTGAACCATCAAACGCACCGATATTAGAGTAATCTTCTGGTCTAGTCTTTCTGCCAGGAGCAATTACATAGTACAGTTCGTTAGTTTCAAAACCATTTGGTAGTCTGACAAGACGCTTGTCAACATCGACATACTGATTAGTTACAGTATCATATCGTGGACGAGGTACAAGTCTTACAGGAGTACCAGTCTCTAGGTTATGTGGATTAGATCCATTGTTATCCAGAGTCCATACAGTTGCTCTAGCAGCAAGTTCTGTAGTTAACTGTGATGGTTCAGTACGAGCAACAGATGCTAGTCCAGTCTGAATGATAGTAGAGATGTTTGCAAAATACTGACGAATAGTAGCTGCTTGATCAACACACTCAGGATATGTGGTATGCTGAGTAATTGTCTCGTCAGTTGTAGGTGTAGTGCTACTGTATACACCAGCATCTAGTGTGAAATACAGATAAGCATTGGTGCTAGTGCTGTTTGCATTGATAGAAGGACCGAATTCTAGACCCAGAGGAACTGGATTTCTAGCAACACTGTCAATATATCCAGGGTTCTCAATAGTATCAGTGACGAGTTTGAACAGCGTAGTGATACCAGATGCAATGTCCTGACAAGAACCGTTAGAGATAGTTCTAGGTACACTGCTTAGAGAAGTAGGAGTTGCAATAGCATCTTCTACAATCTTGAATAGAGTGTTGATAGTAACTCTGGTGTCTTCACATGATCCAACAGATGCAGTCTTCGCAAGATCATATAGTGTGATGTTACCTGCGATAGTATCAGTTACAATCTGAGTCAGTGTGGTGATGGAAGATCTTACATCTTCACAAGAACCAGCAGAAACAGTTCTAGTTACACCAGCAAGAGATGCTGGAGTTGTTACTGCATTGATAGGAATATCAGCAAGTGTAGTGATAGCAGATCTTACATCATCACATGGTCCCTGAGAGAATGTTCTAGGGATAGCATAGAGTGAAGATCCAGTGGTGATTGTATTAGTAAGTAGAAGAACTAGCGATGTGATAGATGCTTCTGCCTGCTGACATGTTGGACTTGCCTGATCAACAGTGATAGTTAGATCCTTAGTCTGAGTTAGAGATGTGTGACCACCAACGGTTACATCTTCATTTCTCATGACCTGAATCATGATGTCACGAGCTTCGTTGAATGCTTCAATGGTTTCAGTCTCTTCGCCTGCTACATGAGCACCAGTTGCATATAGATTTGCGGCATCCCATGTACGATCATTACCACCAAATGCTAGGTTGTGTGCAACAACTTTAATGATGTCTTTGATATCATCAATGCAGTCTGCATTGTTGTTAGTTGGAACAGCGAAACCAGCATTGTTTGCCTGCATTCTACCGAACGCAATCTCTGCAATGAAGTTGGTGTTAGCAAGAATTAGATTCTTAGCGTCAGCTAACTTATTGTTAACAGGAGTTGGTTCGTTGTATGTGATCGTGGTGTCCTTAGTCTGAGATAGACCATGTGAACCAGTGACTAGAACATCCTCGTTTCTCATCACCTGAATCATTAGGTCACGAGCATACTCAAATGCCTGTACAGTTTCACTCTCTTCACCGACAACATGAGCGCCAGTGACATAGAGATTGGACATATCCCATGTACGATCGTTACCACCAAATGCTAGGTTGTAAGAGATCTCTTCTGCAAAGTCAATGATGTCATCGATGCAGTCCTGTGGATCACCAGTAGGAGTTGTGAATCCAGGGTTCTCTGCAAGCATTCTTGCATATGCTTCGTTTGCAATGAATGACTTGTTAGCAACGATTAGATTACGAGCGTCACCATTACGATCTACGAGTGGATCTGGTAGATCATATGTAATAGTATTATCAAATGACTGAGTGTAACCATGTCTGTACTGTGATGCAGTCTTAGTTACACTACCTAGACTAGATGGTGTAGTGACAGCATCAACTACAATCTGTCCAAGAGTAGCAATACTAGACTGGATGTCATCACAAGAGCTGACAGAGTTAGTGCGTGTTACATTGTATAGGTAAGTGCCCTGACTTGTAATACTAGATGTAAGAATATTGACTAGGGTAGTGATACTAGCAGCCTCATTTGCACAGCGAGGAGAGTTAGTATCAGTTGTGATTGAACTGTCAATTACCTGAGTCAGACCTGTGTGACCACCAACAGTGATAGTCTCATTACGCATTGCCTGAATCATCATATCTCTCGCTTGGTTGAAAGCGTAGATAGTCTCAGTTTCTTCACCAGTTACATGAGCACCAGTTGCGTAGTAGTTAGCAGCATCCCATGTTCTGTCGTTGCCACCGTATGCTAGGTTATGTGCAACAACATCGATAACATCTTTGATGTCATCTAGGCAGTCATTATTGTTTCCAGTAGGAACATTGAATGAAGGATACTGAGCGAGCATTCTGCCCAGTGCAATCTCTGCAATGAAATCTTTGTTTGATAGAACTAGATTACGAGCATCACCTGCTTTATTGTTGATAGGAGTTGCAGGGTTGACAGTGATAGAAGTATCATACACCTGAGTGAAACCATGAGTTCCAAGGATTAGAATCTCCTCATTCCTCATTGCCATAGTCATTAGACTGAGAGCAAATTCAAATGCTTTAACAGTCTGAGCTTCTTCACCAGCAACATGAGCACCCTGAACATACAGGTTTGCCATGTCCCAAGTCTTATCATTACCACCGTATGCCACATTGTAAGAAATCTCATTAACGAAATCTACAATGTCATCAATACAATCTTGTGGGTCACCAGTTGGTGTAGTGAAACCAGGATTTTCTGCAAGCATTCTTGCATATGCCTCAGCAGCAATCAGATTTCTGTTAGAAATCATCAAGTTCTTAGCATCAGCTGCGCGGTTAGAACCACCAGCACCAATCAAGAGAACCTTCTGGTTTCTCATGACATCTACCATGATGTCACGGGCATGATTAAATGCTTCGATAGTCTGAGATTCTTCACCAGCAACATGAGCGCCAGTTAGATATAGATCAGCAACTTCCCATACTCTATCGTTACCACCAAATGCAGTGTTGTATGCAACTTCTTCTACTAGATCTGCAATGTCATCAACACAGTCCTGAGTGTTACCAGTAGGAGGAACAAAACTAGGATTGTTTGCGATCATACGAGCGTATGCCTCGTTCGCAATCATTGTCTTGTTAGCAAGAATCAAGTTGCGAGCATCACCACCACGATCTGTTACAGAATCAGGTGCATTGTATGTAATAGTAGAGTCAAATGTCTGAGATAGACCATGAGCACCAGTAATTAGAACCTTCTGGTTCCTCATTACCTGAGCTGCCATGATCTTTGCTTGTTCAAACACATAGAGTGTCTCTAGTTCTTCACCACTTACATGTGCTCCCTTGACATAAGAATATGCTGCATCCCATGTTTTATCATTGCCACCATATGCAGTGTTGTCTCCAACTGCTTCTAGCAGATCCACAACATCATCAATACAGTTCTGGTTACCACCAGCAACAGTGAATGTAGGATACTTAGCAAGCATTCTCTCGACTGCTTCATTAGCAATCAAGTTCTTGTTAGCAAGAATTAGATCACGAGCGTCACCATTACGGTCTTGTACCAGTTCTGGTGCAACATAAGTGATAGATGTATCCTTAGTCTGAGTTAGACCATGCGTGCCAAAGATGAATACATCCTCATTACGCATGACCTGAATTGCCATGTCGCGTGCATACTCGAATGCCTTGACAGTCTGAGCTTCTTCACCAGCAACATGTGCTCCAGATTCATACAGATATGCTGCATCCCATACTTCATCGTTACCACCATAAGCAAGGTTCTCAGCAACAGCTTCAACAACATCTACGATGTCATCCTTACAGTCCTGTGGATTACCAGTAGGAGTAACAAATCCAGGGAAGTCAAGAACCATGCGGTCATATGCTTCATTAGCAATGAAGTTCTTGTTTGCTAGAATCAAGTTGCGAGCATCACCATTACGGTCGCCAACTAGTTTCTTAGTAGAATAGGTTGCTTTCTGTCCAAGTTCAATCTCAGTAGAACTAATGACACGCTTAACATATGTGTCATCAGGAATAACTGGAGATGCAGGACGAGTTGCACCATTGTTGAGCTTACCATCAGTAAACTCTGATGGGTCATAGTCTGCGACACGCATACCCTGAACGACACCAGATGTATCACCGATGTCAACAATAGCAGTACCACCTGATGTAGCTGCTCCTGTACGCAAGTAGGAGAAGTTACGCATTGCTGCGATTGCTAGGTCTCTAGCGTAGTCATAACCCTCTAGAGTTTCTGTCAGCTCACCAATGATGTAAGACAGACTGTTACCAACATAGTAAGACTCTGCTGCTTGAATGGTGTTGATGTTACCACCAAGTCTCAAGTCTTGTACAGTAGCATCGATTAGATAACCGATGTCACGACGGCACTTCTCAATAGTAATGCCTTGCTTATCTAACAGGTATGGATACTTGTTAGTAATATAACCATATGCTTCTTCTGCAATGAAGAGTTTGTTATCTTCAATTCTATCAGCAGCATCTAGATTCTTATGGTTAATAGTGATGCCAGAAGGATTGAGAATATCCGCAGATGCAGTAAACTTCTTGAATCCATTTGGAGACAGAGTTGCATTGAAGATATTGCTGCCACCAGCAGTTCTAGGAATCAGTTTAACAAATAGTTTTTCATCACTTCTAGCACCTAGACGGAAACCATCAATAGATGCAGCAGGACGAATTCTAGGATTGTATCCTTCATCATCACCAAGGTAGATCTTGGTTTGATCAGTTGCTGTGTTCTGGTTCTTAGTTGCAGGTACATCAAGAGTGTAGTAAGCAGAACGCTTGATGTTGCCAGAAGTTGTATCAACAACCTTTGGTGGAATAATGTCTGTAACATAACCACCTTTGTCCTGACTGAACGCAAATCCTTTATGACCAATTGCGTGCAGTGAGGTGTTACCAAAGTTAGAGTTGGAGTTGGTGATCGACATGTCACCACCACTTTCCATTAGGAAGTGATCAGCGAAACCAACAGCGAAGATAGAAACGTTCTGGATGAATGCATCTTCGGATGCACGAACATGGAAGTTTCTCCAATCATCTTTCCAGAATGCATCACCCTTTGTATGATATGGAGTGGTTGCAAAAGCATCTGCTAGAGATGCTTGGTTGAATGTGTTAGAGTATTCGTCATAACGAATGAATGCTCTATCGTCTTTCTGCAGTGACACACCCGTGTACTGCGCGATAACCATCGACTTAAATCCAGTCGCCTTCAGACCATTTGCCCAGATACCACAAATACCCCAGGTAGATCGGATGGAGCAGTTGAAGACATATGGAGATGCAGACTCAACAGAGTCAACTTCTGCCTTGACGATAGCATTAGAACTTAAACCATTCTGTGCTGTGTATGTTGTACCACTTACAAGATTAACACTGGTTCCTAGTGCAGCAACAGTTCCAGGAATTTTGTAAGTAAACTTACGCTGGTCAACTAGGTCAATCTCACTGATAGAGAAGGCACCGTTGAGTTGATCATCAAGACCATTGTTTTCAATAGCAACAAACTGGTTCTTAAAGTAACCGTGGTTGACTTTAGAAGTAACTTCGACACTAATAGTACCAGCAGGACTGGAGTCTGTTAGTTTGATGCTCTCAATAGAACGGAAGTCAGACAGAGGTCCAACAATTCTGTTCTCCTCAATTCTCTCGCTGAATTCACGAGGATCATCAATAGTTGGTTGATATTGTGAGAATGCCTTAGCAATCTTTTGATAATACAGACCTAGTTCTTCTTTGTCTGCATATTCAAATACAGTTAGTTTGTGGTGAGAGTAGTTAGGAACTGCTTTCTGGTCCCAATAACCATTCTGATAGTATACTTTACCAATACCATCATTCTGATCAAATAGTGGGGAAGATGGTTCTAAGTCACCATCCTTAATAGTAAACTGCCAGAAGTAGCAAGCACCTGTTACATTAAAGATAGCAGATCTTTTCTCTAGCCTGTCAGCAGGGTCAGGAACATAGAGGGGGCGAACAACAGTACGGCGCAGATCGTAACCAACCAGAGATGAACCACGAGGAAGAATAGCGCCACCCTCGGTGTTGTTGAAAAGATAGAGAACATTGTTAGGGTCCGAGATATCTAAGTTAGAATTATCGGTCCACAGATTCATCGCCTGATCAAAGGCGAAAGGATCGATGCCATTCGTATCTACAATACCAGGGCGGTTATCAATGTAGTGGTTACCAGGCATCAACATGATGGTGAACTGGTCAAACCTATCATTGTCTGGTCCAGGTAAGTATGAGTACCTGGCAATTTCTAAGAATGCACGCTGAATCGACTTGAAGGGTCTGATGGGCGAGTTGCCTCTATTATTCAGCTCATCTGTCGCGTTAAAGTCGTCAGGTGAGACATAAAGATACTTACCAGTCTTAGAGCTGATAAGATTATCAAGTCTTGTCAAAGCCATATTTTTCCTAACCTGCTGAGGTATAAGATCCGATCTTCGATTATTTATACCACTATTAAATGGAGAATAGGAGACTCGAACTCCTGACATCCTGCTTGCAAAGCAGGCGCTCTACCAACTGAGCTAATTCCCCATAAAGAAGTTGAAGTTTATCACACATCTGACCTGAGCGTCCAGTTGACTAACTCCTCTGTGAAGTCTGTCAGATCTAAACAAAATCATCCTATTTGCAATGGAGTTGACAGTTTTACCATCCTCAAACTCAGTATAACCATCGTTACTATTGACATAATATATGCCAGTTGTCATTTTCTTACTGGGTTTTCCATCACTACCTCTATAGTCATGATGAAAATCACTGTAATATCTTTCTGGTTTGATTGGTTCTAGATTTGCCTTCACTCGATGCAAAGCGAGAATATTTAGGTTGTCTAGAATTGGTGTAATTGTGTCAAAGTGTGGAGATTTTGTCATGTCATAATGATATTGACTCTCTTGCCTGAAAAATGGATGAATGAACTGATAATTCATCATAGAGTCATCATCTCCTGCTTTCTTACATAGAATCCATGGTAATGGACCAGCAATCATGTAAGACTGCAGTTTTTCATGCTCTTCAGGTTTTAGAAAGTTATCGAATATTTGCATGATAAGAGGGGGCATTCCACCCCCAGTGAGTTACTTGGGTAACAAGGCTAACTTGACCCCGATCTCCTTATAGGTCAGGCAGCAACAGGGGCTGCTTGACGGGAGAATGCAACGATGTTGTTCGCTGCGACATCAGATGTGTTTGCATCTATTGGGTGCTTATCCAAGCAGGTTTCAGTCACGCTCCTTGTACCCCGTCGAAACCATGGCACCCCCGTGAATGGAAGTGAGGGGAATCGAACCCCTGTCCGAAATGTAGGTGGCGTCACCTATTCCACAAAAGTGGAAAGCCACATGTCGGACTTGAACCGACGACCTACGGTTTACAAAACCGTTGCTCTATCCAGCTGAGCTAAAGTGGCGTATGAATTCTAGGTGTCCCCAATTGGATCCCCAGACTTTTTGTCCTGTCTCAGGATCGATCCCCGAGTCCATGACATTGTATGTATTATACCCGAGAACTATGTCATTCGTCAAGTAAGTTTTGATGCCTTGCCAGACGACCCAGCAGTTACAGTCAGTGTTGTGACCGAAAAATTTTCCATGCTTTTCATCATATTCAAAGATTGTATCACATCCTTCCTTGTATTGCTGACCTGACAGATCAAAATTTTTGATGCGAAATTTTTCTCCATCTGGGAAAACACGCATACGAAATTGCCTGTAGGGTCTGTCCTGTGAGTGATAGTATGCTTGAGATCCCTCAAACCAATCACCACCGATCCATTCATGTTTAATGATGATCCTAGCGTAGCGGGTAGGATGCTTTAATGCTTGTAGACGATTGTCAAAAGTTCCTTCTAGATAGTCATGAAAGAGTGTCATCGGGCATGAGTTCAGGATTCTGAACTTCTACATTGAATAAAAGTGGGTGTAATTCTTCTGCAATTAGATAATCAGAACACCTGTCAATTTGATCTAATGAAAACTCTGGATTACAAGCTGCCTCAGATTTGATCCAGACATCTTCTAACTGTTGCTTATCAATGGTATCAAATGAAAAGGGCATACCATCAATGAAGTACATTTTGACTATAGTCTCGTAATCTCCAGGGAATGTGCAAAACACATACTTTGAACTAATTGAGTATCCCTTGAAAGACATAAGTTTCTATGTCACACTGGATTATTTATATGTCAGCGTATGAGAACAAAATAGGAGTGGGGGGACTTGAACCCCCACGATGTTACCATCAGCGGATTTTAAGTCCGATACGTCTACCGATTCCGTCACACTCCCAAAAATTCATAAATCACATCGCTGCCCCACATTTTTTTACTGCGGTTCGCGGTCCATCCTCGGTCACGACTCTTGTATCTAGTACCGTCGAATTCTACCATACTTTCGACAAATCCGCCATTCACAATACACTCATCTGTAGCAACTTTACCTTTGTAGATACCGTTCTCTAGAGTGAATATCATATCACAACAATTACGATGTCCCTGCCAATTTACTCCCCAGTTTTCAACACGGATGTGATCACCTTCGGTATAAACTTTATGCCACCGCTTTCTGTATGGTTTTTCCTCACCAAGATAGTGATACCATTGTTTAGACTCTAGTTGTTTGGGTCCTAGTCTAGTCCAGCGAATTTTGACATGAGCGTATCTGGCAGGATCAGCAGATGCCTGCTTCCAACTATCGTAATATCCTTCTAGTTTATCACAAAATTCTTCAGCATTCATGTAAAGAGACCACTGTCTTTCATATATTGTAGTGCTTCCTTCATGCTACCGATATGTTTAGAATCGATAGCGATTTGTGGATATGTTGCATCACCACCAAACTCCATTTCAAACTGGTATTTCTCGAAATGTTTTCCCAGTTTATATTCAAGAAATTCTTTCACATCTGGGAGAGTTTTAAGTAACGCTGCCATTCGTTCACATTCTTGACTACCGTTACTGTAGATTACAACTGTATTAATCACGCTGCCTCCAGTCATCAGGTTTGTCCCTCTGAAACCAGTCAACGATTTCGTCTGCACCTTTGAACCCCGTTCTGTGATTGGATGGGTCGGGGTCGCCAAGTCCCATCCTATTCATAAAATCATCCATACTACCATCTTGAATATCTTGGGCAGCATGGCGTCGTGCTTGCTGTAACCAGTTTCTAGCGGTGGTGTTTGCTTTGGACAGTTTCTCTGCCCACATCATGTCGTCTAAAGATACTTGCTCTTTTTTCGCAATCTTGCTACAGATGCCTTCTAGGCGAAGGCGATATTGAGTAGAAAGCATATTACTCTCGCAGTTTTGTTTCTAGGTCAGAAAGTTTGGTAAACTCTGTATGTGCAGCGTCCTGACGCTCACACACAATATTTAGAATATCATTCAGAATGATTTCGTTTTCAACATAGTCATCAAGGTACTTGTCGAGTGCTTCTTTCAAATACCTATATCTATGCCACTCTGGGGAGTATGGTTTGTAGTGCATGATATAGCAGATATATGTCTTGCATTATAAGACAAAAAAATGGGGGTGTCAAGCACCCCCAAATATTATATTATATTATCTTCAGAAAGAGTAGGTAACACCCACCTTAGTACCATATCCGTTATCTGCATCATCAACACCACCAGCGAAGGAGAGTTCGCCATAGATATCGAGCGCCTCGGTAGCAGCAACGCTGCCATAGACCTTACCAGACAGAACAGTATCAGACTCACCACCGTCAGTTACGACGAAAGAAGGACCGACCTGAGCGCCATAGGACAGAGCACCAGCGGATCCAGCGTAGCCCACATGAGCGTCTGTCGTCGTACCAGTATAATCAGATCCAGTGAATCCAGAGTTCGCTTCCACATTCACGTAAGGACCAGCAAATGCAGCGGGAGCAGCAAAAGCGGTAGCAGCTGCGGCAGCAGCAAAAGCAGTTTTGATCATTGAAATTTACCTCGTTTGTTGTAGATCGATTGGGTCGTTTCCCAATCACACGAGTAATTTATCAGGGTTGGATGGAAAAAGCAACCCCCCTTGTGCCAGTTTACGATACGGATTTCCGATCAATCAGTTAAGATATATTAATGCACCCGTAATATTGACATTACCCTTAGCAGTGATGTTGACCAGTCCTTTGGCATCAACGCTCACATCTGTGGTTGCATTAACCTTGACTGAAGTAACTGCTGTGAGTTCAGTTGCTAGAGTAGATGTTGTCTTAAAGTCTTTAGCGGCAGTGAAGATCATAGATCCTGGGGTTGCTCCAGAAAAATCTGGTTTCTCAACTCCAGCAGAACCTAAAATGCTACCAACCTTTGTAGATAGTTTTAGATCTCCATTCAAAGAATATAAGTTGAAGGCGCTCTTGGGGTCGTATACTAGACCACCCTTTGAACCAACAACACCTAGTTCGTACTTACCAACAACCTGCTTCTTCATGTCACCCAAGAATTTTTCACTCTTGTTTCCAGCAGAAACGATAGCGGTAGTTCCTCTAGGATCTAATTGTACATCGCTCTTCTCACTTGTCAAGGATGTTGACTGACCAAATACAATTTCTTCCTTATTTCTGGTGATCATCTTGAGAACACCAGCGTTAATTGTGGTGGTGCCACCGCCTCCCACACCCGCCTGTAGGTTGATTCCTCCCAGTCCTACCAAGTTCAGTAGTCCTGTCGCTTCTATGACCACATGAGTGCCAGAGATACGCTTCTCACCATGAACTTCTTCACGACTGTCACCATGACAGATCTCAGACTTTGCTAGACCAGAGGTAGATCCATCACTCTCACCTTCCTCAGTCGCAGTGGCATTGGTAGAGTTTGCATTATACTCTGCAATTGCTGGTCCATCGTGCTTCTCAAGTTTTCCACCAGTGGTGTTGATCATGAATCGACCACCACAAGGATTGCCCTTACCTCCAGGTCCAGATACAAAGATAAAATCACCTTTCTGAGTGATAGTAAAACCATGACCAGTCAACTTGTTTCTGGCATCTAAGTCACCACCATCAGTTCTCAGAATATATTCTTCATTCTGAAAAATGACACTAATTTTCTCAACAACCTCAGGTCCTTTCTCGTCTGGGGTTGCTTGGGAATTCTTTCGAGCAGCTTGATCTAGAAGTCTACCCTTTTCCTTGTTTACATCTGCTAATGCCATTATGGACAATCAATATAACGACCAGTGCCAATCTTGGCAGAACCAACCTTGACGAGTGCTTCTGTATCTAGACATGTTATGGATGGTATATATCTAGCGCCAAATCCTCCACCACCTAGTATTCTAACATCAGGATACCTTTCATAGGTAGTCTCTCTATCAAGAACTCTAATACTTACAACAAATCCCTGATCATCAATGACAGCTTCTGCTTTTCCTTTCTCACCATCAACATATACATCAGGAGCACTGGTATAATTGACACCAGGAGATAGCATGGTGTAACTGTCAATAATACATCTCACATCATTATCTGCTGGGAGATTTAATTTGTATCCAGAACCAGCAGTTGTAACTCTAATTTCACTTACTCTATCATCAGCATCCAATAAAGCAATCGCAGTTGCACCACTTCCTGCCCCAGGAATAATGACTGTAGGTGGTTCGATATACGGATCTCCAGGATCATCAATTGGAATATCAATAATTCCACCATTATCATCAGTGATAGGTGGTTTTGTTGTTGGAGGTCTAGGTTCTGTGAATGTCTCTCCGTCTTCAGTATCATCAGGTGTTGGATCATCCAACACTCTATCCTGTAGATCCTCTGGGGATAGATCTGCAATATCACCAAGAATAATTACAGATGCACTGGCACCAGTTCCTTGAATACCAAAGATCAATACTTCATCATCCTCGAACTGCCCATCTTCCTCAATACCAATAACAACCTTCGCTGAATTCGATTCGATAACGAAAGATCCTTGTAGGTTACCACCTATAATGTCAGATCCAGTGATGTTTGTACCAAATAATCTATACTCTAGTTCAGTTCCAGACTCTACATTAGTAGTGGTGATTGTATAAGTTACAAACTCATTTTCTTTGACAGTAGCTCTATCAGCACGCACACTGTATGTTGGTTTCTCTTCTCCAACTTCTACCAATTCTTCTGTATCACTGTTGTTTGTTACAATGTCCTCCACCACATCATCGGGGAATGCAAATGTAAAATCTCTATCAATATTTGTGGCACCACTATTTGATGGTGGATTACCAGCACCACCAGTTGTCCTTCTGAGAGGATTGATTATGATTCTTCCGTAAGAACTTCTAAACTGAGTGAATGAAATTTCAGGACCAGGAGTCTCTCTTCTAAGACGAACAAAGAAATCTTCTCTGCCTAGGTCACTATCAGGTCCAACAAATGTCTGGACCTCGATTTCTTTCTGTGTCTCACCAGGAGAGAATCCTAAAACACCAGATGTTGACTGATAGTCCTCCTGATCAGCAGTTCCATTAACAGTGAAGAAACTGACACTAGATGCAATACTTGTAAGACCAAATCTATACACAGTGATCTTAGCAATCTCACCCTCTGTTACTTCAGTCTCTGTGATGTCATACTCAATTAGATTTCTCTTCTTAGGTGGTTTCTGAGTACCACCAATGATCACAACTTCTGTGTTCTCTAACTTAGTTCCCTCAAATGCTTCTTCGCAAGTATATGTTGACCAGTCTGCTCCAGTGCCATCCCATGGTTCATCTAGATCTTTCAACAGTTTGTCTAGGAAGTCTTCTTTCTTATCTGTCTTACACTTAGTAGTAACAACTGTTGTCTTCTTACATCCTTTACTAGGACCATCACACTGAATACCAAGTAGATTGAGAACATAGTTAATTGCATCACCAATGATATTGAGAGCAGAAGCAACTGCACCTAAAATTTCTTGAATAGGACCAAGGATTTTACTTAACAACTCCTCCATCAATGATTGGATTTTGTTAAGGATACCTGCTACAAGTTTATCTACCTGACATGCTGCTGCTTTGTAGATAGAAAATAGATATCCAAACAACAGATCTTCTAGGAATGATTGCAATCTAAGTCCTAGATCCTGTATACTACATCCTAGATTAGCAAGTAGTTCATTGAGGTACTTAGTCAATGGAGTCAGAGCATTACCATTCTCATCAGGTCTCAAGATCATTTTGATTAGATCATCGATACCTGCCTTGATCTTATCAATAATATATCCCTTGACTTTTGCAACAAAGGTCTCCATGATGCGGATTGCTTTGTTGACATACTTCCTTCCAATATCAACAGTATCATAAATCTGCCCAGTCCACTGACCAACTAGGTATGTACCAACCTTACCATTACTTTGCTGTACATCTCTGAGCATCTCGCTCAGCAACCTCGTGAAGGTGCTGTTCAAGTCACTCTCCTCACCACAGTTTGTGGCAACAGCAACACTAAAGTTGATACCTGCCCTATTTGTATCAGAAGCATCTGCTCTCTTAGCAGCAGACAGATTTGTAATCAAAGATGGTTTTGGACCTTCTTCAACATCCTCACTGTTTCCACCCACAAGTGGGTGTCCTGCATTAGAAGGGTTGAAGTCTCCATCATCTGCAGGTGCATCAACTTGCCTAACTTCAGGATCCTTGAATGTAGTAAAACTCTTACATCCATCACCAGGATTAGGATCCTCAACAGGTTCTGGTCCTGCGTTTGCTACCTGACCGATCGACCCCATGATGACTGGTTGCTGTTGCTCTCTATCTAAAAAGAAACCAACAACCCAGTCACCTGACTCCAGTCTAGGTGTTTTGGATCTAGTTGCACCAGCAGCATAAGGATCTGTCACAGGCATCATAGTGATTGCCCATGGCAGATCTTCAGTTGGTACTGCTGTGCATGTTTTAGGGTGATGTCCTACAATTCTAACTTTGTAGCGACCTGAACGCTTAGGATCTTTTCCTCCATCACTCCGATATGTAGACGATTCAACTTGACCGATCCACCAGGCAAAACCATCGGAACCGATTTGGTTAATCGGGAATAATGAGGAAAAAGCATCCATAATCAGTTATCGTGAATTTTGCACTCAGGTGCTCCAGGTTCTACTTCACAATAGAGTTCGAGTGGAGAAGGATCGTGATGATCACCTGCCTCGATTTCTTTTTTGTGGTTTTCTGCGTAAACTTCTAGTTCATGTAGCTCTTCTTCGACATGACGACGCTTCTGTGGAGAAGTCATCGGATTGTCTAGAATTTCTTTATCAGCTTTAATGTGTTGCTCGATGCTGTCCATAAAACTCCTACTTTACTTTGGATTCTTCGTGACCTATAGAGTCTCTAATTAACTCCAATACAGTATCGCACTTCTTAGTAGAGTTGTCAAAGATATTTGAGACTTTCCTGATAAGATAGATGCCACTGTGCTCTGGATCTAAGGATCCTTCTTCTGCCTTAGCAGCCTCTGATACTTGATTGGGAAGTCTTACATCTATCTTATCTCCTACCATCAGTGACAAATTACCAGTAACTGAGATTGTCAATTGCTGATTGAACAAGATTCCTGCTCTAGCAATCGCTTGAAGTAAGTATTGTTTCTGGCAGTCTGTAAAGGTCGCTGGTGCGTCACCGTCTTCGTTAGAAGCGATTTCTGTACCATTATACCAATTTTCGTGATTGATCACAGTCGAAAAAATACGTGTGGGGTATTTTGAGATTGTGGATTGCCCGTATGGTAATTTTGATTGTTTACCTAAGTGAGCCATTTTGTCCCACATGTCACTTAATTTATAGACATATTCTTCGTATTTGCCAGTATTTATGTTGAAAAAGCAGCATAATGAAGAGTATGACCCCTGTCTTAATTTTTTGAATAGATCAATTTCAGATCCAAATACAACTTCCTGAATTTTAAATGGATCGAATGCCTCATCAGTGTCAATATTCTTAGGTCCAAACTTATATACAGCTACAGGACCAGATCCACCAAATTTATTTTCATCAGATGAAATGATAGAGTCTACACTCTTAAACTTAAATCCAGTTGCAGTTTCATAGAAGAAAAATCCAGCAGTTCCTTTTAATTGAGATGCATCTTTAGGACTGTCAGAAGAAACAGGACTCTCCCCTGCACTAGTGTCAACCTTAGTAGAAGTTGCTGGTTCCACAGACGCTTTAGATAGAGACTTTGCCTGCAACTCCCTGATAATTGCAAATGGACTTTTAGAAGCTGGAATCAGTTTAATGTTATTGATACTCTCTTGCAATTCAAGTCTTGCTCCAGAAACTTTTAGATACTCTACAAGCAACTTACGAACAATTGAAGTAGGAGTTCCTGCCAACACTTTGTTTACAAAGACACTTTCATTAACTAGAATACTTTCAGAAACCAGTCCCAAAGTATACATTCTTTTCTGAGCTGTCTCAACTCTATTACCAACTTTCCACACACGGAAAGCATACTCATAAGTGTCACCCCTATAGTCTTGTACCTCTACAGTTACCTTCTCGAATCCTTGGATAGGCATAGTCCCAGGAAGATTGGCACCTCTATCCGTTAGAACTAGAGTTGCTTTATATCCAATATCAAATATATCCTCATGATACTGAAAAGCAACTACAGGGTTCTCTTCGATTCCCTGCTTGTAGATAAAGGCATAAGGTTCACCATTCTCCTCTCCAACCTTCCAGATTTTAATATTCTTGAAAGAAAAATTACCTGCTTGCATAATCAGAAGAACTGGGAGGGTGTATATCCTTTAGTATAGATTTCTGTTCCAGGGTCACCTACAGCGTCGATGGCAGAATAGTATGTATCGACTTGCTCGGAAGACTGTCCATCAACATTGCTATTTAGAACCACTGGATCAAGAGTTGTGACATTGTTGTTCCTAACTTCCTTCGATGAAGATTCCAGTGCTAGACCAGTATCATTCTGTGGTCCATGAACAGATTCAAACAAAACTCTTCTCTGTTCTTCAGATAGTTTTGGATTGTTATACATCGCATTAGGTCCAGTCACCTGATCATATACCGCTGTTGGTTGTGGATTAATCAGATCATTAACTATCATATCCATCAACATAACAAGTGGATTTCCAAATTTTGGAGGTGCTTTTGGTGGAACTCTAACTCCACCAGATGTAATCTGAGATCTAAGCATGTTTGCTCTGACACTATTTGGATATGCTCCACCTTGCAACTTAGTAGCAAGGTCTCTACCTTTGTTGAACATTCCAGCAGATACTTTCGACTGTGGTTCGATGAAGTTAATACGAGGTGAGTTTCCTGGGACAATACTATTAACGACACCACCTGGCATCTGCCTACCACCAAGAGATCCACTTGTTCCAGCATATCTATTAGCACCACGGAAAGTAGGTGCAGAATATGCACCTTTACCAAGGATCTGTGGTTTGTTAGATGGTATGAAACTCTCTCCCTGCATCATGGCATTGAATCCTTGAGAATTCATACCAGTAAATCCAGCACGAACACCTTTCAATCCGCGTGCTAGTCCAGTAGGACCACCAGTGCCATAACTAGATGGAGTTTTTTGAGTTGCCATCTTACCACCGATACCATGGTCACCACCTAGACCACCGTATCCTTTCTTTCCACCTTCTCCCTTGTCATCATCTTTACCTGTTAGGAATCCAACGAATGATCCAACAGCATTACCAACGCCACCAAAAAATCCTATGATGGAATTGAAGAATTGCTCTGCAGGAGACATGACAGACATTGGTTCTTGACCACCGCCAGTGTTAGGTCCCATCACCGCAGTGCTGATCTTGTTTGATATTTGATCTGTTATGTTAAATGCTTTTGTGATTGGTCTAACAGTAGATGCAATGGCACTTGCAGGAGCACCACCAGGCATCGATGCCGCAGCTTTAGCTGCATTTGTCAGAGTAATAAGACCAGCTACCTTGTTAGGTAACTTCATTGCCTCAATCAAATCTGCTGAAGTTGCATCACTCTCGTCAGTTCTTTTCAGAGTTGGTGCATTTACTATAGGAGTTTTTGGAGCAGGAGCAACAGTTGGTTTAGAAGTCCCCATCTCATACTGAGGAACTGGTCTGATCTTACCATCTACAGCACTTGGTTCACCCTGAGTGTAATTATTATCAAGTGGGGTGACCATTTCATCACCATGAAGTCTCACCAAATATCCACTATCAGGACCAGATACAATACCACCTGTTTCTAAATCTGGAATATCAAGTTGCCTTGCTTCTGGACCATCAGATTGATTCTGTCGTTCTCTTGCCTGATCTTCTGCTTCATTTTGAGCAGCAACTTCAACAGTTTTCTCCCCAAGTTTTACATATGCATCTGTATCAGAAAGGTCGTCAACATCTGCAGTCTCTCTTTTTACTGCTTCAGTCTCTTTATCGTCAGTGACTTTCTTGTCTAGTGCCAGTTGCTGATTGAGAATTTCAGCAATCGCATCTAACTTCTCTGAGATGGTGTCTGTATTTACAGACAGTCCTCTAGCTATAGCAAGAGATGACTCCTTTGAACTCTGTATCTCAGCATCAATTTCACCTTGCTTTTCACCAATAGCATTTACAGTTCTAGTTAAAGACTCTGCTATCTTCTGTACAAGTAAAATAAGTTTCTCGTCTTTTACTTTAACAGGTCTGTTGACAGTATCACCATATTTACTGCTACTTGGCAGCATTGGTGTTTCTTTCTCTACACCAGGAGTATCTGCTGGTGCTGCCATTGCTGGACCACCAACTGCAAGGAACGGGAATGGATTACCTGCTCTGCGCTCTCTTGCTTGTGCTGTGATAGAACTAGTCTGACCACGATTGAAATAATCAGATGGTAATGGTGAAGCAAGTTCACTTTTTTGTCCTCTAGCAATATAATCAGGAAAATCAAACTGGTCAGTGAAACTCTTACCACCCCTCAAGAAACCAGGGGTGAACTGATACTTGAGTGCTTTTCCAAAGAACTCACCACGCCTCAACATGGGATCCACACCATACTTAGCTGCAGACTTCACAGCAAGTGCTTTCGCGCTAGCACCTTTAGTAGCAGCAGCTGCGACTGCTTCACCAAGTTTAGATGCTACTGTTGTGGTTAAATCACCACTATATGTTGAGGTATATGATGCCATGTTTTAAGCAGAAAGTCTTGCCATATGGAACGCCATAGGATCAAATTTAGTAGATTTACTATCGCTAGATTGTATCTGCTGATTACCAGCAGCAACTGTTGTAATATCTCTATTTAATAGTAAAGGTTGAATTATGACATTTTCAGTTTGATCTTCGGTAGATATATTAGAAATCTTCTGAAACATTCCGTTATCAGTAGGTCCAATGTTTTTAGACATCAGATTAGATGGCAATGGTGTACCATCAAATATGTTATAGAAATTCCCATCATCTCCTTCCTCATATAATCCACCAAATGGTTTATTATTTTTCTTTGGTGCCTCTATCTTACTCAAATCTAGAGGTCCATCACGAAACATTTCTTTCTCCATCGCTAATCTCTCAGCACTAGGACCGCCTCTGTTACTTTCTATTGCAGCTGCTTCCATGTCACCACGATCAATTGCTGCTGTATATTTTTTATATGTCCCGTATGCAAATGGAGCATTGTAACCAACAACCAACATAGCTGCTTTTTGAGAGTCGTTCATCTTTTTCCATGTTGGAACAATACGAGAAAACTCATCAGACAGTAATTGGATATTATTGATCAAAATAGCATCAGCTTGCGCCTTAGTAATTGGCTTGTCACTATAACTTACAGGTTGGTCACCCTTTCTAATATCACCATAAAAAGTAGATCCCCACCCAATAGTAGCTCTGTCGCCACGAACTCCAGTTCTATATGGATATATTAGAGTGTTGTCATCAATATCATCCCAGGAAGTATTACTTACGGTGCTGCTCTGATTTGGTCTGATATAATCGTTTCTCCCTGGTGTCAGTGATGACAGTGCTTCGTCTTTTTTCAATGCAGTGATTGCAGTTCTTACACCACTACCACCTTCACCACCTTCCTGCTCAGAATCTTCATTAGATTGACTTGGTTCATCTCTTTTGACAGAGAATCCATTCATTTTAATAAGAGAGTTGACTAAGAAAGAACCATTAGAATATGGTCCAGTTTTTTGACCTCTTTCGGTATTTGGTTCAAAGAAATCAAGACTGGTATGCCATCCACTCATGTTACCAGCACCATTGCCCTGCATTCTTGGTTCGCCGTTCGGACCTCTCTTTCCATTGTATCCAACTGCACCCAACAGGTCACCTGCTTTTACTTCTTGTCCCTCAGCGACTTTAGTTCCTCCATCAGGGAAGTGTGCATATAATGCATCAAATTCATTACCAGTAGTAGGGTCGATACTTCTTACGACAACCACATTTCCATATGCAGCACCATATAATGGACCTGTTTCCATAACAATACCGTCAAATACAGCATAGTTATTCTTAAAGTCATTAAAACTGAAATCAACTCCAGGTTCACCTGATGCGTCAATTCCCTGCTCTTTGTGGAACTGAATCTGAGTTGGACCCGCCAGTGGATTAGTGAAGCTAAATCTATCAGGAATCTGTATTCCACTCACCAGTCCCCTAAGATTTCCAGGTATGTTTTTGATGAAATTAACTACTGGGTTGCCACCATCACCTTTATCGTCAGGTTGAGCATTTACAGCTTTCGCTATTTCTCTCTGAACATCCATACCCATTGTTTGAGATGATGGAGCAGATGCAGGTGTACTTGTTAATGTTGTTTTCTTAATACCAGTCTGAATAGGTACATTCTCTACGCTAAATGGCAGTCTTACGATATCTGAGTAAATCTGTCTCTCAATACCAGCATCCTTAGCGACTTTCATTGTAGTTGAGACAATATCAGATCCAATTGTCTCAATCTGCCTAACAGGAACCATGGACTCCTTATCCATCAAGTCTAGTTGCTCAGTTCCATGAAGAGCAGCCATTCCAGGTAATGTTAGTTTAGTTCCAGTCTCATATTGTTTTTTAGTGTTTAATGGATCAAAACCGAAGTCTCTCGCCATATCTGCTGCTGTGAATCCCCAACCCAAGATAGGAATAGCGGATCCAAGACTCATGATACCACCTAAAGTATCACCACTAGCAAATCTAAAAGCAGATTCAGTTAACGCAATACCAGTACCAATACCAGGAACAAATTTACCCGCTTTACCAAACAGTTTGGTTCCTAAAGTACCTTTTGCAAGAATCTTTGCTCCAGACCTTGATGTAATTTTTTTACCAACTTTCTTGGCAATCTTCCTACCTTCAGCTGCCTTGACAATTTTCTTTCCCTGAATACCCTCGGCAGTTTTTTTCAGACGCCTATATTCTTTTTCATCAATAAGACCATCTTTATACATGTCCTCAATTGCATTGAGTCCACCTTTTTTTAATTCATCTGGAAGATCTTTAAGATCAACTTGCATGTTATCAGCAAGTTCCTGAATTTCCATAGCATTGAATGCTGAGGAAGTTCTATAATCGAGAGCATTCTGTAAGGATCTAGCTCTCTTGTTAAACAAAACTCTAGCGGATCGAATACCAAATCCTTTCGCCTTTGAGATTCTATCAGTTAAACTTTTTGCAGCTGCGCCACCCTTCCTCTGGAATAAAACCTTTCCAATTGTACCAAATGCATTATCAATTTTTTCCTTGGCAGAAGTCTTAGATGGTTTTTTTCCTGTAAGACCTCTAGTTCCAGAAAGTTTCTCCATTCCAGCAGCAAGACGCATTTTTGCAATGCTTTCCTGTGCATCTAGATTCTGTTTTTGTCTTTCTAATTGCTGCGAGAAAATTTCCGTCAAAGCATCCAACTTGGATGCCATCATATCGTTTCTTTCTACTAATAACTCAATATTAGCGATATGTGATGTCTTTATCTCTGTTAATTCATCTAATGACTTGTTAACATTAGATTCAATATTCATCAACTTGGAATCTACAGTGATTCCAAGCATATTAGTAATTACAGTAGGCAGATCACCTTTAACAGGAACCGCAGCTGGGTCATCAGGCTTTTTTGCTGCGCGTTCGATCTCCTTTACTTCTTTTTCCGCTTGACTAGAGTTTCTATCCTCAATTTTCTTTTTGACAGCATCAATCAACTTACCAGCAATGGTTGTGGTAAGATCTCCAGAATATGTTGTCGAATAACCCGCCATTATTTCTGCTGGTTCTTTTGCTTGACCTCTTCAAGATACTGCATAAGGAACGCAACATAAACTTCGCGTTCCCACGGTATCCAATTTTCAATCTCAGTCAAGCTATATTTATGGTACTGCATCAAAGCAAAATTGACCCTAAAGTACCCTTCCAGGTTGTTTTGGAAGAGTGCTACGCGAAAAAACTCTGCAAACCCTCAAGCACAAATTCGGATTCAACCCCAGTTCTGGGATTTGTCACCTTGAAGGTATGTCTCAACTTTGGAGAAGTTTCATAAAATTGCTGAATTTTCTCAAATTGCTTTGTAGTCAAACTATCGACAAATTCGCGGAATTCCTTCTTAGTTGTCGTAGTGCTGTCAAATACCTCTTCACCTTGATAGATTTGATCGATACTTTCACCAATTAAACTGAAAACTTCGTCAGTATTCAAGTTTTTCTGCAAAAAGTCCAATTCAATGAATCTCTGCATACTAGGATATTTCATCACAACACCAAATGCGTCATCAAACTCAATTTTGGCGGAATGACCTTCTGGTTTGAATACCTTAATATCACCAATAGGGATTCTTACATCAACCTTGGTTTCATTGTCATCTTGACATGTTACGGTCAAATTGATGGATTCACCAATAGATGCTCCACGAATATTCAGAAATAGGTATTCTAGATCAAAAATAGGCAATTGATCTACCTTAATTCTACTAACAACGCAATTTTTGATCAAATCCTTAACTGCGTTAGTAATTTGCTTTTCGTCTTCAGACTCAAGTGCAAGCAAAAGCACTTTTTCCTCTTTTACCAAAAATGGGCGATATTTTACAGTTTTACCCGTAGATGGTAATTCAAGTTCATATGTTGGATACCCAACCTTAGGCAAAGCCATGATAATAACCTCAGATCGTATATTTATTTAGATCGACTTTTTGACCCAAAAATTGTCGGGAAAAATTTTCCCACTTTTATGGAATCAGTTTTCCTTTTTTGCTTTTGATGAATTATATACAACATCATGTTTCTTATAATATAAGTTGACTGTACATTTTGTCAACTGTGATGTTCCATAAGCAAGTGGAACAGTGTCAAGACTGTATGGGTAAGCATCTCTCAAACTATACACAATAGATGGAGATGTGGTGCTCTTTCTCTGGTCAATCTTAGCAATTTTAATGTCACGAGTGTAATCCTTAGGATACTTAACTCTAATGACTTTGTTCATGTTCTCTGCATCACCACCAAAGACTTCCGCCGTTGTTTTACTGGTGGTTCTTGCAGGTGCATTACCATCAGCTACTTGGTTCTGCGCTCCAAAAATGTAGTCATGCCATGATGTAAAGAACTTTAACTGACTCATTTCCGCATCACAAATGAAACTTAGAGTCAAATCAGAAAATACTCTGGTGTGTGCATATTGGAAGGAACCTTCTCCCAAATGTCTACCAGTCATCAAACCAGTTTGCGCTTGAACATTAGGTAATTGTGCTTCATCACACATCAATTCAATAAATTCTTGGTCCGTAGTCCACTCTGGATGGAAATCAAAAGAACCCATAATTTTAACTTGGTACATGCTAGAGAGCGCCATGCCCCCTTGCACTCCCATTTTAGTCATGATTTCTCTTATAGTTGCCACTCTAAATATAAATGTGGATCTTTTATATTTATGGCGTACTCAGGACTGTACAAACCAGTCAATCCTAAAAAGTACCGTGGCAATCCATCTCGTATCATTTATCGATCGTCATGGGAACGGAAGTTCATGGTGTTCTGTGACAGCACCCCCTCTATCTTGGAGTGGGGCAGTGAAGAAACTATCATTCCATATCGTTGTCCGACTGACGGACGAGTGCATAGATACTTCCCTGATTTTTACATCAAGGTACGCGAGAAGTCTGGGAAGGTAGCGAAATATATCATTGAAATTAAACCCAAGAAACAAACAAAACCACCACATGATAAGAATAAAAGGACTGCTGCCTACAAACGGGCTGCCCTGACGTTCGCCAAGAACCGTGCCAAATGGGACGCTGCTCAGGACTTCTGTGAGGACAGGCAGATGAAATTTTTAATCCTTACCGAAGAAAATCTAGGAGTCTAAAATGGCACGCGGATTCGCAGATATTCAGAGGAACTCTGTAAAAGAGGACTCTGGTTATCAAACTATTTTTGAAAAAGTAACAGAAAGAACTGGAGGAGAAAAGCAATCGTACCAATGGTACAGAAACGCTGTTAGATCAGAAATCTCCGCATTCAAAAAAGACAACTCAAAGTATATTAGAGATGAGTTGCGTGATAGATCAGGCGCTACAGTTAATGAAGATGGCAACATTCTGAGACGATATGCTGTCGCTGGTCACATGTACATGTTTGAGTACAAAGCAACATCACGACTACCATATTACGATAAGTTCCCTCTCATATATTGTATAAAAGCAACGCCAAAAGAATTCTTTGGTGCCAACTTACATTACATGACACCTAAGAAAAGAATCATGGCAGTGAGGGCACTCTTGCGTGGTCGAATTGACCTACCTAAGAGTTGCTTCCATAAATATTTGAAGTCTAATATAGATGGTGGATATCTGCTGGATTTACATGCAGATGAATGGGACACCGCCATCCTCCTTCCTGTTGAAGATTTTGTTGTTCAGGTAAAAGGTGGTCACCAATTCTCATATGATAAAGAGACTGTCTGGGAAGAAACAAACGAAAAATTCTATGACAAAATCAAAGCTCGCCGTATCATCCAAGGATATGGTCACTCTAGAGACAGGGAGATGGTGAAGTAGTGCAGTCATTTAAACCAACAAAAACTAAAGGCATCCCAGCAGGATCCACAACACGAGATCCTGCTGGACAGTATTGGATGCTCCGTATGAACACGGTAAACGGTGAGAAAGTTTACAATTGGGTCAAATTTGACGCAGCACAACCAGACAAGAGTTGGGATATACTTGATTGGGATAGTGTACAAGAAAAAGTTACCCTTGACATGGGTAGAAGGACGCCAGCAGTTCCAAAGAAAGAAGCTTCTCTAAGATATCCTGACACTATCAAAGATAGTATGACAGACTATGTTCTGTTTGAATTTGGAAAATATAAACCACCATACTCTAGTGCTAGTTCTTTGAGTAGCAGATCAAAGTATGATGGTTACATGAACTCTGCAAACATTGATACTAGGAGCACAGATCTGTCTCCAATTATATTATACATGCCTCAAGACATATCGTCTGACATCAAACAAAACTGGAACGGTAAGTCAGTAAGTAACATTGGTAGAGCTGCTTTAAAAGCAAAGTCTGGAAACATTAATGCTGGAGACTACAATGTCACTCAGGGTCTAAGGAATGCTCTAGACTCAGCGATTGCTGGTACTTTGAACATGATTCCTGGTGTTGGTGGTAACCTAACTCTCAATGATGTTACTTCTTCTACACGAGGTGTGATTATCAATCCGAATGTCGAAATATTATTTGACTCACCTGAACTAAGAGAGTTCTCTCTTAAATTTAAGATGACACCACATGATCCTGGTGAGGCTGCTAGTGTCAGAGCTATCTGCAATACATTTAGAAAGGCATCCCTACCAGTATTCAACTCACCATCCACAAGTTATACAGACACCAATGGTAAAACCAAAGACCTAGTTGGTGGTCTAACAATTGGTGTGCCAAAGATGTGTAAGGTTAACTTCATGATGGGTAGTGGTTTGCATCCATGGTTGCCACAGTATAAAACATGTGCTATCACAAAAGTTTCTGTAAACTATGCTCCTGATGGAGTCTATGCAACATTTGAAGATGGATCACCAGTAGCAACAGAACTACAGGTTAGTTTCTTGGAAACAAAACTCGTCTTTGCAGAAGAAATTACAATCAATGGAGCGTCTTACTGATGTACTTTTCATTAATACCTGACATTAAACAACCAGTAAGACCTATCAAGTTTCCCTTCTCAGAATCTGATTATGTCACAGCAAAGAACTTCTTCATAAGATATCAAATCAATCCAGATATCTTTGAGTTTGCTGTATACTTTAAAAAATATTCTGTTAAAGAAGGAGAGAGACTCGACACCATTGCATACAATGTATATGGTAATGAAACATATGATTGGGTCATTGCTCTAACAAACAATCTAATCAATCCATTGTTTGGTTTGCCAACTAACGATGATACTGTTAGAAAACTTGCTGAAAAAACTTACGGTTTAGACGGAGCATACAGTGGCATCCATCACTACGAAACTCTCGAATATAAAACACCAAACGGTGTTGTATTATTAGAGGCAGGTATTATTGTAGACAAAAATTACTACGACACACCACACACATTCAATCATGATGTAGGTGCTGTAACTTTACCTGGAAATCAATTAAGTAAACCAGTGACTAACATTGAGTATGAATACCAAAAGAATGAAGAGAAGCGAGAGATATATCTACTGAGAAAAGAGTACCTAGAAAGTTTCGTGAAAGATTTTGTTGAAGGTAATCGATACAAGGAGTCTAGCAGTTACATCAGTTCCAGACTAAAAGAATCCAATTAAAAAAGGTCACGACTAGCGCGACCTTTTGAGCAAAAAATTTGCGGAAAAAATTTTTCCAGTTTTACAGAATTCAATAATCAATATAGTCACAGGTCTCAGGATGTTTCCTGAGATACTGATGCACATGACCATGAACATCTAGTTCCATAGTATGATGTGCCCTAGTGTGAATCACCTCAATCAATCCTAGGGTTCCAACCAACATCAGATTAAACAGTGTGACTGGATGCCCTAGGACCTGGATAATTTTGTTCACTTAATGAACTTGTCCATACGAAGTTTGATGTAATACATCCCGATGACCCAGAGGGAGAAGAGGAACCCCTCCCCGTAGGACATGGAGTTCCATGCGTGTACTGCTGAGTCCATCACTCCTCCGCCAGACGAGCGAAGTAGGACAGCGCATCGTCATCATCGACGACTGCTTCCTGCTTGACAGGAGACGGTGCAGGAGCACTCATCTGCTGACGGAACGAAGACTGAGGTGTGATGTCAGGATCGTTGAAAGATCCACGACCCTCTGACTCGTCCTCGAAAGACTCATCAGGAACACGGGCAGCAGGACGCGACCCGACACCCAACACAAGGTTGAGACGACGCTCAAGATCTTCGTATGATTTGAACTGATCCTTAGAAGTGAATGCTTCTAACGAGTGTTCCTGTTTCCAGGTTGCTTCAAGTTCAGAATCATCTGCAGACAGAGCACTAACACTATCAAACTCAGAACTATCATAGTTCCAGTATCCCGCAACTTTCTTGATCTTCAGTTTGAAGTTGGCACCTTCCCAAAGATCGAAGACATTGACAGGAGTCTCGTCTTGGAACTCAGGTTGCATAGCAGCAAGGATCTTATCATGGATCTTCTTGCCGTACTTGTAAAGGAATACCTTACCTTCGTTTTCAGGATGCTTAGGATCCTTCACGACATAGATGTTGCTGTAATACTGGAGCTTACGCTTCTGCTTACGAGCAGTCTCTTTATCTTCATCACTACCGCTGTTCCAGAGACGGCGGTTTACTTCACCTACGGGATCCTTTTCACCCAGTGTGGTGAGAGAGTTTTCGATGTACCAACCACCAACGCCTTGGAATGCGTGGGAGTACACCTTTGCCCAGGGCACCGTCTCACCTTCAGGTGCTGGGAGGAAACGAATTACTGCGTAACCGTTTCCTGAAGCGTCAACCTCTGGTTTCCAGAATCGCTCATCAACCTGCTTACCGCTGGCGGATTTTTCAAGTTCCTTTTGAAGGAAGTCAAAGTTGCTCTGGGATTTACGCTTAAGATCTGCAAAAGACATTAGATTACCTCGGATTAGTTTGGATTTGGTCTGTGTGACTCCCAATCACTTGATCATTATAACAGGCGGGAGGTTGGGAGTCAATCTCCTTCCGCCTCTAGTTGTTGTTTGAAAACTTTTAGTTTACCCAGGAGGTCGTCGAACATGTCCAAGACTGACATGGATGCGTCTCCTCCTAACATCACGACTGCTTGCTTCATGTTCTCGCAAACAGATTGTGCTTCTTCATCTTCACTGAGGTGAACCCTCAAGTAAAATAGTTTTTGTTTTTCAATGAGCATTTCAAGTGCTTCAAAATACTCTAACTTCTGTTCTTTATTCAAGAGTACCATGTTCATGGCGCACTTGAAACAATATTCTTGTAGGGTTGCCATCTCTTGGATGTCACCCCGCACCATTTCTGATTGAAAAAATTTACCCATTAGACTAGCATCAATTTTGCGCGAGAAGTTTTCTTCATGTAGTTTAACCTCTGTGCTTCATATTTAATCTTTTCTTTCAATGGTTTGGACAGTAGTTTCGGTACGGATTCTACTTCAATTTCATTCACTTCACAGAAATGAAGAACTGCATCAATGTAATTCATATCTACATTGTGGATAGCAATCTTCTCAACTTCCTGCGAAAATTTTGCAGGTGTCATAAATTTATCCTCTAGTAGTTGTGATTTGTCCATGCTTGGTTTTGTATTCGTCGATGTACTCTATCAACCGCAATAGATATTCTTTCCGAGGAGGTTCAACCTTTACTTGCGTGTCGCCATTCTCACAAGCAACAATAGTTACGAGTTGCTTTACAGTGATACCATAAATCTCTTGCAGGCAACAGGCATACGCTGTCTCCTGTACAAAATAGTCGTAAAGGTATGATTCTTTCTTCGGTTCAGCAGCAGTCTTGAAGTCAATGATAGAGAGAACTCCATCATACTCAGCGATACAATCAACCCGACCCGCAACTTCTAGATGATCGGAATAGAGTGCTGCTTCTTGCAGTAAAATATTATTTATGCGGTCAAGAATATGCCTGCTGTGATTAAACATCAGCACAGGCAGCGGAAACTCCTTGTACTTTTTTAGATCTAGATCGTTGTTGAAGTAATCCTCTGCAATAGAATGATACTTTGTGCCACGACCTGCGGATCTAGAAGTAATGTTCGCCGCTTTCTCCTTACCAACTCGAGCTCGCCACCTAGCAAGACCTGCTTGCTTCTTAGCATTATTGCTAATCACGGTGGTGATCGACGGGTAACGGTGACCAGAGGGTGTGTTGTAGACACGCTTGCCATCAACCATCTCTGCTACCATTTCAACTGGTGTTAGACCACCAACATGATTAAACAAATTCATTAATATCCCAGAGACATTTTACTGATAAGGTAGGACTTCACTAGTCCAGAGCGAACGATGTCGTTGACACCAAACTCAATCATGGAGAACTCCTCCATGTTCTGAAGGATGCGTTGGAAATCTAGGATTCCATTACGCTCATTTGTTTTCTGAAGGTCAGACTGATTCACATCACCACAGAAACAGATCTTACTGTCCTGTCCGATACGAGTCATGATACTATCCAGTTCATGGAAGTTCAAGTTCTGACATTCATCTACAATTATAATAGCATTGTCAAGTGTAGTTCCTCTAAGGAACGAGGTGGACCAGAATGATACTGTCTCCTGATGTTTGAGATTCTCATAGAGCATCTCAAAACTATTGTCATCAGGCATCTCAAACATATGCTTCACCATATTCTTGTATGGAATCTGATAAAGAGATGCCTTGTCCTCATGTGTGCCAGGAAGGAAACCAATCTCCCTCGTAGCAACTAGAGAACGAACGATGTACAACTTCTCGTATGGAGAATTCTCATCCAGAATATCTTGGAGTGCAAGATACAATGCAATGAATGTCTTGCCCGTGCCTGCTGCACCATAAGCAAAGATGTTCTTACTACTGCCCCACTCCTCAAAGAATGATTCTTGAGTCTCAGTCAGCGGTTCAATGTTAAGAAGGTAAGTCTCATTGATTGGTTTCTTACGCTTCATTTGCTTTCTGGACATCCCAGGTGGGACGGGTCCTTTTCCTCTACCTCTAGCCATAATTTACCACTGATAACCGTCTTTGTGTTTGATTGACTTCCCGTAACCAGGAGCCTCTTTTACTTTTGACATTACATCCTTCCAACCAGGATGTGTCTTGGACATTTTATCACGCCAGTCACCAACTTCGCCAGCACTAGCGCAACCTGCTTGCCAATCTTTATCCCAATCAGGATTCTCTTCCTTCCATGCCATGTATTCTTTCATGGTCATGGAAAGTTCCTTAGTCTCTCCCGTCTTTAAATTTTTAACTGGATAGGTCGGCATCTTTTTTCTCCTTATTAAATCCAAAGGGTGCAAGTTTGTCTTCGACTCTGTTTTTCATAACAACCTGAGCAAGTGCTTCCATTACTTTCAGGACTTGTTCTGGTTTGGGTTGCTCACCCAATTGCCGTGCAACATAATCATACTTTGGCCAGAATTCATCTCCTGCCTTTTCGTATTCTTCAAGTGTAATAGATTTCATGACCATTCAAGTGCCTCCGCACAAATAGGGAATTGTTCTACGAAGATATCTCTACAAGCGAGAGCGATATCCATGTGTTCTTTCTGCGTACCGTTAGCAGACCTCAGAGTAATATAATGAATCCATGAGCGAACTGATCCCGTCATGTAGATTTTTGTGGGAACAGCGAGGGGAAGCACAAAACGTGCACACTCCTTTGCGATTCCTTCTCTGAGCATCTGTTGGTACAGTTTCATGCTGCGTTCAAAGTGCTTCTGGATTAGAATTTCAAAGCGTTGCTTTTTAAATTCATCTACATCATCAATACTATTCTGTCTGTTCTTGAGATCCTGAGATCGCAATTCAATCATAGGAATAGTTTCACTGAGCAGACTACTATCAGCATAGCGTTGTGAAAATTCTTGATATGTGAACGAACGATGACGTAAAATTTGAGCTGCCAGTCCCCTGGTAGTCTCAATCTCTAGCGTCATGTGCGCTTGCTCAAACACAGACCAATGCTGATGCTTGATGCAATACTTTAGCAGACCAGCGACCTTAGGGTTCTCCTGGTTGTTCGGGTTGCTCACTCGTGCCACGAACCCCATCGTCTTTTCTGCGTCGGGTGTCACTGTCACCAGTTTCACTTGACTCATTACCAAATCCTCTCTTCTTTAATTGTTTTTTCTTCTTCAACTCCAACTTCGCTTGCCGAAGTTGCCTCTTCATATAGATGAGCTCTGCATCAGTGAAGAGCTCTGGTTGTTCTAACGCTAGTTTTGCTAATCTAATTTGATCTTTTAAGCGCGTCATATAGTTTTAATTAGTCTGGGTAACCATCATCATCATCGGTAAAGATAGTTTCTATTGTAGCACGAGTGCTGCTTTTTGTATAGCTATCAACATCAGAATATATTTCTGATTCAAGAGCATTCAACAAGGACTTTAAATTTTTGTAGATTAGTTTAAGTCTCTCTCGATCCATAGTTAAACTTCCTTTTATTATATAGGGTAACATAAAAAAAGGGGGGCGGCAACCCCCCTGATCTTCATCTCGTCTGATACATAAGAATACCTCTACAGATTTTTTTACACTCGTGTTGTCCTAGTGCGTCACATTCAATAATACATTCAAAGTAGTCATCAAGTTTTTGATTCTCCACTTCAATATCATCTAATGTATTTTCAAGGTGACGCCACTCGTCCAACTGAGCGCGTGATAATAGATTGTGCATTACTCACCTCCATAAATTGATTCATAATATAAGGGAGGGTAGGATTCATTTTTTCACCTCGCATAATTCTATTACTATTTACACAAAAAGTATTAGATTATACTAGTTACGCAACGAATATTATTGCCTACGAGTAAATACCTATAAAAAAAGAGAGGGCGAACCCTCTCATCTATTGACTTTCCAGTTTTGAAACCCAAAATTTACTTTTAAGTTTACCCACTTTGCATAATGGACTCCACGATAAGTCAAAAACGCAAAGGTTTTATCTGGATCGTGCTTCAAAGGATCGTATTCTGGAAGGTCGTATTCAAACCTGACCTTCAGCATCTATCCTACCCCCTCTTTAAGAGAAGGACCTCACCATAAATCATACCAATGAAGGCAACACATGCTAGGGATGTTAATCCAACTACCTGTAGTGCTTCCATGACTATCACTTGGTATAGGTGCGACCACGGTATGTGTATGTACCGTGAGTTTCGATGCTCTTTACATCACACACATTATACTCTACACCACGGTATGCAGTGTGAGAGATCTGTGCATCATGTAGGGCAGATGCTTTGTTGATCTGCTTCTTTACAAGCTGAAGTGTGTTCATTGTAGGTGCTCCTGAAATACTAGGCGGTTTAGTGCCGTTCCTTCAGTCGTTTGCGCCCCAGTAGCATTCTGGTACAGATTCCTTTACGGTTTCAACCAGTTCTATTCTGATCTCTGGTTCCAAGTGCTCTTGCTTTTTGATCCGAAAGATCAAAGCATCAGCATCTGGACACGCCATCGATGAATATAATAGAAGTTCAAACATGGGGTGAACGCTCCGTTCCGCGACTTACTTGCGTCCTAAGTTAGAGTCTGATTGCATTGACCCTCCACCTTAGACCTAAAGTAACTTATCAAGTTATATTTAGATCTACGATCCAAGTTGTCATCCATAAGGATTTCAACTCGTTTCTGTAGGAACCTTTCACAACTCATGTGCCACCCATAAGGGTTGCCATCATCATGATGAGCGAGGGTCATCGCTAGCAGCATTGCTAACATAGGATGAACGATGTGGTTATTATACCATAACTATATAGTGTATGCAAATGGTAACATACGATACAGTTTATTATATTTTAATACTCCACAAGAATGTTTCCTGATAGTGTCGTACCATTGTTACCAGGGAGCACCTCGTGTCCTATAAAGGAGGGGAACACAATCATGCTGCCTGGTTCTAGATTAGGTCTGTAATCTAATGGAAATGATTTTACATGATCACTCATTTGATTTTGGATCAATGCAAAAGATGGATTCATAAATGCTGTTCTGGATGTCACATCCTCGTAGATAATAAAACTCCACTGAGAGTTTGGGTGAATGTGATATCCTTGGTATGATCTAGGGTCGTATTTGTTACGCCACATACCAGTAAAGGTAATTTGTCTGTATGGATCACCTAAGTCATCTAGAAATGGTTGAATGACTTTCTTTAGATACTCCCAGGTGCTAGGACGAACTGTCAACCCACTACCAAATGTGGTGAGGATACCACTCTCCCAAGTGGGTTGAAATTCGCCACCAATTGTCTTGATTTTATTCAGTTTGATCTGAGTTTCAAATACAGGAATAGCAAAGAGATCTTTTCTCATTTTTTCTTAGACGATCCAGGTGGATT